AAAAAAAAAAAAAAATAATTTTATTAAAAAGGATTATACAAATATAAGATGTTGTAATTGTAATAAGTTAGGTCATATAGTTAAATTTTGTAAACATCCTATAATGAGTTATGGTATAGTTTTATATAGACATGATAAAGATACAAATAGGTTAGAATATTTATTAATATGTCGCAAACATAGTATAGGATATATAGAATTTATACGAGGAAATTATAATATTAATCATGTAAATTATTTACTAAAAATATTTAAAACGATGACTTTAGAAGAAGTTCAACATATTCAAGAAAAAAGTTTTAATGAATTATGGGAAGATTTATGGAATTATAAAAACAAATACAATAATGAATACAAGCAATCAAAAAATAAATTTTACAATTTAAAAAATAGCAAATATGCTATATGTATATCTGAATTAATTAAAAAAACAAAACAGTATAATGAGCCAGAATGGGGATTTCCTAAGGGAAGAAAAAATATTAATGAAAATAATATTGATGCTGCTATGCGTGAAATGTATGAAGAAACAAATATATCATCCGATAGTTATACTATAAAAAGGTGTAATGAAGAAATAGTAACGTTTAATGAAGAATATGATGCCTTTAATAATAAAACCTATAAATTAATATATTATATTGCGGAGTTACTTTTACCAAGTTCCATACAACAACATTTTAATAAATACCAAAAAAATGAAATTAGTAAATTAGGTTTTTATACACTCGAAGAAAGTATACATATGATACGACCATATTATACTGAAAAAAAAAAACTAATTAAACAAATTGATATATTTATAAAAAAAGAATTTATTTAATAAAAATTAAGTAAAATATAAATATATATATATATTTTATATATTTATTATTTACAACATATGAATGATGAACCTACAGAATATGACAGTGTTGAACAATTTATAACTGATTTACAAGATAAACAGGTAACTTCAATCACAGAACTTATTTACTACAAAAATAAAATTATAAAACGTGAATATATTTCTGGTTCCAATGGTTCTGAAGTTCAGTATACAGGGTATTTAATGGACGCTCAATTATCAAAAAAAAAAGTTAAAGAATTAGAAAAATTATATGATACATTAGATAATCAAATAGAAAATATTATATTTACAACAGATAATCTACTATCAAAAAAAACAACCAAAAAAAATTTTATTTATTATCCAGAAATAATAGATTCTTGTTTTAATCAAAAAATATATAAAAAAAAAGAGTTTAATATTAATGAATTAAATGCTTATAATGAAAAAGCTATACAAGTAAGAAATATGGATTCTAATTTTAAAATAACAAATACACAATCCTTTGTTAAAACCTTTTTGTCTGAACAAACTCCTTACAAAGGCTTATTATTATGGCATGGTGTCGGAGTAGGAAAAACATGTGCCGCTATATCTATTGCTGAAAATTTTAAAAATAAACAAGTAAATATATTGTTACCTTCTAATACCTTAAAGCAAAATTGGAAAGATGAAATTATAAATATTAAGAAAGAATTATATAAAAAAAAAGATAGTATAGTTCAATGTACAGGAAATAATTACATAGATAAATTAGATATAGATTATTGGAAACAAACATTAGATAAAGATGAAAATGGTGACTATGATATACGTAAATTAAAATTAACAAAGCGAATCAATAAAGTTATTTCTGAACATTACAGCTTTACAACGTATATGACACTAGCAAATAGTATAGAAAAAGATTTAAAAAAAATCGAAAGAAAATCGAAAGGTATGTTTGTATATAGTAAACAAATACAATATATTAAAGATCGGTTTTCCGACCAAATTTATATTATGGATGAAATTCACCAAACAAGAAGTAATGGCGGAATATCGGAAACAGAAAATAAAAAAATACGCCCTTATTTAGAAATGATTGCTCGTTACGCAATAAATACGCATTTTATATTATTATCTGCGACTCCTATGTATAATATAACAGACGAAATACGATGGATATTAAATTTGTTATTGTGGAATGATGGAAGAGGTGCTGTACCAGAAGATATATTTGATGAAACGGGGTTACTGTTGCGTCCGAATACGACCGATATAAATTATGAAGATATATTAATTAATAAATCACGCGGTTATATCTCACATTTACGTGGAGAAAATCCTTATACATTCCCTATTAAATTAACGCCTGCTATACCCGTGCTGCCAGATGATAACGAAGACGACGACAAATACCCCAAATATCGTGATGAAGAAGATATATTTTTACCTACACCATCAAAATATATTGAAAAGGGAATTGTTAAAAATTTTAGTGATGTCACGGAGGATACTAGTTGTTTTAAACATATTGAACGTGTAGCTTTTTTATATCCAGATATTTTTTCTACATGGCAATATTCATTTATCGAAACACTTCTTTTAAAAAAAAAATTAGATTTGACTACGATTGGATTATTAGTAAAGTATTCTAATATTGTGTATCCAGTATTAAATGATGATGGATCCGTTCATAACACACTTATGGGCACTATAAAGGATGGTTTTAATAAGTTTTCTAATTATAAATACGAATATTTATATGATACATACCCGTGTATGAGAATAAGCGACACGGATGATACCGATACAGAACCCTTATTATTAAAAAAACATTCGATAAAAATATATAATGTAATTAAAAGTATTCAAGCATCGCATCCTATCGTAAAAAAAGGGTATAAAAAAGGCGATATTTTAAAAGATGTTGAACATCCGGGAGGAGGAATCGTATTTATTTATTCAAAATTAAGAGATTTTGGCATTAAACCTATGGCATTTGCGTTAGAAGAATTAGGATTCAATCGTTATGTTTTACATAAAGATGCGGATTATATGAATGACAATTTATTGATACGTGAACGAGACGATAATGACCGTTTTTGTGCGTTTAATAAATGTACTTATAAAGATATTCCTGATGATCAAACACACACATTTATACAAGCTCGTTATATTTATTTAGATGGATCTATTCCTAAACCCACACTTAATTTATTAGTTAAGGAAGCAAGAGGTGAAGGTGTATCTAATCAAACAAACACTTATGGTGAAAATATTTTAGCAATTTTAGGAACTCGTGTAGTGGAAGTAGGTATATCTTTTTTTAATGTTCGTCAAATTCATGTATTAGAACCGTGGTTTCACTTTAATGTAATGATACAAGTTGTAGGTAGAGGTTCTAGGAATTTTTCACATAAATCTTTACAAAAAGAACATAGAAATATTATGATCTATTTACATGTTGGGACTCAACAAAATATGGACCGTGTGGAAACTGTAGATGAAAAATTATATAGGGATTCTTATTGTAAAAAAAAAAATATGATACAAGTAGAGTTATTACTAAAAGAAAATGCGATTGATTGTCAATTAAATAAAAAAGGTAATATTTTCATCGAAAATAAAGATGGTGAAGATACTTATTATGAAAAAGGTTCGTTACATATGGATATATATGATTCAATTCGTCATATAAAACGAAACAAACGCTTTGTAGGGGATGAAGATTATTCATTAAGTTGTAATTTACAAAAATGTAGAGAATTTACGTGTAAACATATTGAAACATCAGAAGATGGAGCTATCGATACCTCTACATTTTCACAAGTGGATAATGCTAGAAATGTGAATCAATCAAAATTATTAATTAAAAAATTATTTACAAAAAAACATTTTTATGAATTAAAAGAGTTATTACAAAAAATAAAAGAAGACATTCAATTTTTTAGTCATAGTAAAGATACCGATGCGGATAAAAATGTAATTATTTATAGCGCTTTAGATGAAATCGTTACACAAAAAGAAAATATATATTATAAAAAAAATGAAGGCTACTTAATTATGAGATATATAAACATAGGATCCGGTAGTCAAAAAACAGAATCAGCATTTTATATTTTTCAACCAAAAATTATTACAAGAACAAATGCTGATACGTATGAAAGTATACACATTAAAAAATTTAAAAAAGAATATAAGAAAATACGTACAAAAATACTTTCTACACAAAATGAATTAGAACTAGATAATTATAAAAAACAAAAAAATGACTTATTTACAAAATTATTTAGTAAAGAAGATACAACGTTGCCTTTATCCTATCGTAATAGCATTTTACAGGATACTAAACAAAAATATATTTCTGATATTCCTGCTACGAGTGTTGATTCTACAAAACCATCTATAAAAGTTTCTCAACCAGCAAAAAAAAAATCAGAAGGAGCAGGAGCGGCGGCATCAAAAGTATCGAATACAAATATTAAAGCGCAAGAAAATGTTCCAAGCAATTATAAGAAAATACAACGTTCCTTACAGGAAGAATTTAAAACAACAAATATAGATTGTATAGATAAATTAAAAAATAATATAACTAATGTTGCTGTAAGAGATCGTTTATTTATTAATGAACATATGATAGTTATTCATCGTTATAAGCAATTCGACAGATTATCTCTAACAGATAAAAAAATAGTATTAAAGTTTCATATAGGTAACATTATGAGCATAGATGATGTATCTACTATAACTCCTATTTCGACAAGTGAACAAAATTTATTAAAAGATGAAAATGAGCCCTTATATGAAGCATTATCTAGAATATATGCTCATGATACGTTCGGTAACCCAGAATATAATAATCCAAACCATATATTAAAAGTGATTAAAAAACATGTACCATTCACAGAAGAATCTGAACTTATACTATTAATTACATTATATCTTAAATATGATTCGGAAGCAGCTAGTATATTGATGGCAAGATTGCGAAATACATTGTCTGCTTATTTTATAAATGAAGATGAAGATAGAGAAGAACAATGTATACAACATTTTAATAATCGCCAGTTTATAAAGGATTTTGATGATATAATTAAAAGTGCTATGAAGGATACATCAGACTCAAATCCTGCTATGGGAAGATTATATACGAAAAAAAATCTACAAGATATTATGTATAAATTACTTATTATAGATTATTATGATAAAAGTAAACATTTATATAACAATACTGATACAAATTATACAATTATACGAAAAAGAAGAGATGAGATAGAGCGAAAAGATGAGGATGGTAATAATATTTCTAATGAAATAATGGGATTTGTGTTACGATATTCTATTAAACAACGGAAAGAAAGGTATTTTATATATAAACGTGGTATGTTTATAAAAAATGGTGCCGATGTGATAAATGAATCAGAATTCCGACATTTACGTTATAATAAAGAAATACTTTTTGATAACAAAAATATATTAATGGGATTGAGTATGTATAATCCTAAATCAAAAGAAGTACAATTTAAATTATTAAATAATATTACTGTTACAAAAAAAACCAAAAGTGGAAAACTGAGTTTGAAAGAAGCTCATACCGGGGTTGTTTGTAAAGGAGGTCCGACAGTGACTTCATTGATAAAAGATCTAAACAAATTATTAGAATTAACAGGTGATAATCAAGTTAAAAAAAAAACATCTATAGCAACAAATAAATTGACAAAGGACGAATTATGTGAAATATTATCATTACTATTGCGTTATAACGAATATAAATCTTTGTTTGTGTCCACTCCTAAGGATCAAAAGATAACAAAATATTTTTATAATATTGAACAAGCGTTATATTTAACGTTTTAAGATTTTTAATGTATTTATTTAAATTTGATAATATATATTTATAAAATATATATATTATATATATTATGGCTAAACTTGATGAGTCTTTATTTATAACATCTATCATAGATATTAAAGAAAGTATAGAACCCAAGAATGTATACAATTCAGAAGATATTAATGAACAATTATTAGAAAAAATAAAAAAAAAAATAGGAAATAAATGTTCAAATTATGGTTATATTATTAAAGATTCTATTAAAATAGTT